TGAAAACGCATCATCTGGTACGCTTCCAAATATTATTTCAATTGCATCTCAAGATAAAAAAGTCTATAATAACGGAAAGATTAATTACACAACTAGATATATTCAAAGATCCTATGGGTCTATTCGTCAAGCAAGCATGATTGATATAGACAAGACCTGGATTTATAAGCCTTCACTTTTGTGGGAAGTCTCTGGAACAGATTCAACTAAAACAATTAACGAAGTTGCATCTAAACAAGGAAAGTATGTTTTAGGAGCAATGCCCTTAAACTCTGATCTTACTGCATCTCCACCAAGTGTAGTTAATCGTAAAATAGTTAATAATGTTTTTGATCTTGGAGAAAATGTTTATTGGCTTACAAGATATCAAGGATATTTTTATTCTAATGGAGAAGTTATTAGATATGATGCTGCACAATTTAATGTTACCCTTGCAATTTGGTATCCAATATTATCAGACGGTATAAATTTAAATGAATCTAAGCCAGAAATTGTTTTACCTGGAAGATTAGCACCATCAAGTGTTATTGATGATTTAGATAAAAAAGTTGCAAATGGAGAAATTACAGAAGCGCAAAAAGGTGAAGAGATTCAAGCATGGAGAGTTTCTCACAGACAAGGTAGCAGCAATGTCTGGATTACTAATAATCAAGAGTATCAAAACTTTTTTAGGTCATTACCATTTAACGGAAAAATATACCCAACTGGCTTAGTAAGAATCTATACAGTTCCATTCTATGAACAAATTGAAGGTGTTACTCGTTTGCAGAATGGCGCAGTTTATGAACACGGCCGTGCTCAATTTGGAACAACAATAACAAATCATACTGCTGGAATAAATACCTATTGGTCAGATAATACTTATGTTAGAGGCTGTAACATGGAAACTCAATATTTATTTACAACTACCTTACTTGAGGATATTTCTTTACCAGCAACTACAACTGGAGCAGCAGGAGTTAATAACTCTAAAGCACAACAGACATCAAGAGGTGGAACAATTAAAAACTTTATGTCTTCAAGTTATACAACAGAAACCCCAGTTAACTCAACCATATCTCCAAAAACTGGAACAATTCAGTCATCAGCCTTGGTAATGAATGGACCAACCTTTGAAACAACTGAAAAGCCAATTGACTTGGTGTCTTACGTTTATAAAGAGTTAGATAATTCTTATAAACACTTTGGAACAAGAATGCGTATTATTGGCAAGATTGAAAACAATGAGCGTCGTAGTCAAACCCCAAATGGAAGCACAACGTATTATCAGGTTGCTGGAGTTCAACCAGATCAAGACGTAAATATTGGCGGTGGCTCAGGTGGTCTTGCAGTATTGCTTAATCCAACAACTAACAACGGATATTATTTTGAAATTGCTGCATTGACAAGCGATAACATAGAATCATACTTACAATTAGATAAAGATAACCAGTCAGATATTTCTATTAACAATGTTGTTTTTTACAAAATTAAAAAAGATGCGTCTAACAATAACGCAATTCCTGTAAAACTTTATGGCGGTTTAGCAAAAATTACAGTTGATGATGGTAGATTTACTGGTCAGTACAGGATGGCTGGTGAGGAAAATCCGACGGTATATGATTTAGCAGTAGAATATCAAGACATAGGAAAAACAAGAAGATTCTATTTATACATTAATAATCAATTAATTAAGGTTGTAGACGACACAGATCCACTTCCAATCTACAATAATATGGCTCCGTTTGTTCGTGGTTCATCTAGAGTTATGTTTGAAAATATTTATGCGTTGTCACAGAACTATTCTCAAAATACTGTCTTCACAGTTGGAGAAACCCTATCCTCTGCTTTTGGGGATAACGAGATAAGCGCTAGCGAGTCTTTAAGAAAATATGCAATGAGCGGTATTGTTCAGGCAACCTACCTATCTGGAATTAGTGCTCAGCAACCACCTAAATATAATTTATACTTTGACGAGTTTGGCTCAATAATGAGAGAGTGTGCTTATTTTGATGTTAAGTATGATCGTGCATACCCTGCACTTTACGCTAAGTTATCCCCAACATTTAATAATATTAAAGGATACGTTTCGTCTGGATTTTATGCAGACTCATACGGCGCTGAGTTTTTAATATTTAATGCTACAGATACAGCCCTAAATCTTGACGAAACAAGCGGTAACTATTTAAGAATTCAAGGAGTTACATTTACACAAGACACTACCCACGAGTTAACAGTTGATGAATATTTTAAAAAGCGTAGTAATTTCTCTAATCCATTACTAACTGGATCTTCTCAGATTGTTTCTCCGCAAGTTGAAAAGCAAAGGTTTGATGAAATCAAAAGAAGTAGAATGATTTATGGAAATAATGAGTTTACTCTAGATACTCCGTACATACAAACGCAAGATGATGCAGAAAACTTAATGGGTTGGATGATAGACAAACTTATGGTTCCTAAAAAATCAGTTGGTTTAAAAATATTTGCAACTCCAACAATTCAACTTGGAGACATTGTAACAATTAACTATAAAGATTCTAATAATTTAGACTTAGTTACTTCGGTTGACTCTAGATTTATAGTTTATAATATTGAGTATGCAAGGAAAATAAATGGTCCAGACATGACACTTTATTTAGCGGAGGTGTGATATGGGTGCTTTAGATTGGGCAAACTATGAACGACAAAAAGGCAACACAGTTAATAAAGATATTAATGTTGCTAAAACAGCAGAAGCAATATCAATTGTTGGTGCAGCAGAAGTAGAGCGCAGAGGTGGAGTAAATGCTCAAGGATATTTTAATGATGTACCAGAGTATCAACAGTTAACAGCAAATGAAAGAGCAAGCGTATTACTTGATGGCGGTAATCGTGTAGACACAAATAAAATGCTTAATATATTGAATGACAAATCAATTGCTGCAGGATATGGACCTATTATTCCTGTTAACAGTGGTGTAACTTCAGGAGGCCCTCTTCCCAGCGCAAGTATTACAGCAACGCCTCCAGCACCAGAACCAGAAATGTTTTCTGCAAGAATGTTTTCTGCTCCACCAGTTAAAACAGCAACCCTAGATATTATATTATTTGATGAAGAAAATATTCCAACAGACGGAATGTTTGATCAAATATTTGAAAATATTGGCGGTCAAGAATTAATTAGCATAACAAGGTCTGATATTGTTAACGGTCAAAAAATATCATATCAACCAATTAAAAACCTTTCAGCCATACAACAAAGATATAATCCAAACAACATTCTTAGTCTACAACAAACTTCAGATAAATTTTTTGCTGGATTTTCAATTAAATTAGAAGACAAAATTCCAGAAAATGGCAACGGTATAAACGGAGAAAACGTATATCTTAACGCATCAGGAGACTTAATTATTGAATTTATCAATGTAAATCCTGACGAACAAGTAGAAACACAAATCAGCGTAAGTGGTACAATATATGAAGCAGATCTTGGAGACTACACCTCATGATAACTAATACTGGTAAATCTATTATTGCAAAGTATTTACTTGGTCAGGCCCCTGCCTATGCCTCGTATATTGCCATTGGTTGTGGTGCTACTCCCTTAGATACCGCCGATGAAATAGGCGATTATTCAACAAAAACAAATTTAGATTTTGAAATGTTTCGTGTTCCAATTTCATCTAGAGGTTTCGTAAACGAAGATGGTGTAGATAAGATTGTTTTAACAGCAGAACTTCCAACAGAAGAAAGATATGAAATAACTGAAATTGGAATATATTCTGCAGGCTCTAATCCTTCTGCAGGAGCATATGACAGCAAAACAGTATTTGCTTTTACACAAACAGAAAATTGGCAATACGTAACAGAAGCATCTGCAGTAGCAATTGATACAGAGTCTGATGCATTAGATGCTCCAAACTACGATAACGTTATTGCTGTAGCAGATCCAGTATTTCAAACAAGTGCAGATAATCCAATATTTTTTAAATCACCAAGAGTTGCAAGATATGAAAGACCAAGATTTTTAAATAATATTATTATGATAAAAGGTAACGAGGCTGATCTTGATATTGAATCAGATAGCGGTCCAACACAAGATACTTTTGAAATAGGCGCAGGATCAAATTACATTAGACTAAGCGGAGCAACAGTTGACTTTACAAAAAACTCTCCAACAGATGAGTTAAGATTGGCATTTTCAATAATAAACAGAGATGGAACATATGGTTCTGGCACTCAGCCAGAAAGAGCCAGAGTTTTAATTTCATTTGAAAATACAAGCGGAACAGAGTTTGCAAGACTTGAAGCAGAAGTCGCTGACGATAGTAGTGGTGGGCAATACGATTTTGCTACAGAGAGATACTTTGTTGTAACAAAACAACTTCAACAACTATACAGAACATCTGGCTTTGATTGGAATGCTGTTTCTGTAGTTAAGATATACGCATGCGTTATTGATGGAGTTAATCCATCTGGTAACTATTATGTAGCACTAGATGCTTTAAAGTTAGAAAATGTTGCTACAGTAAATCCACTTTATGGACTAACAGGATATTCAGTAATTCAAACTGCAGGTGCAGCAACAATAGTTAAGAGTCCTAATACTAGCAACTATGTTGAATTTAGATTTTCAGTAGATCTTTCTAGCGGAAACAATTCATAATGGCTGATGCAGGAATTAAAAAAGTTATAATTAAAAAAGCATCTTTGCCACCACTAGATCATGATAAAGTTGGATACGTTTTTAGATACAGAATTGTTTCTGAAGATAAAAACAGAACGTCTCAATGGTCTCCAATAAATCTTGTACTAGATGACTCAATTACTAGCGTTGCTGGAGCCGTACAGGTTTCAGCATCAGTTATTAGTGCAGTCTGGGGAGATGAATTAAATAGACCAAAGTATGATGTTTTTGTTGGATTTGATGGAGCCACAGCAACCTATCATGGCACAACACCAATTCATTCATATCAATTTATTAAAACTGGAACTACAAATGTACGTGTAATTATTCAAGTTGAATCATCTGAAAAAACTCTAAATGCCAATTTCCAAATATACAACTCTGGCTTAGTTTCTTTGGTATAATAAAATAGGAGGAATAAATGGCAAAAGTACCACTACCAGAAAGAGGGCAACCTCTTGATGTTACATATTTATATCA